TTTCGCGGGGGGCCACCCGACAATTCTGGACGGGGTTCTGTCGGCCCAGAATTCCGCCAATTCTGCCCTAGCGTCGGCCACAAGTCTACCCCATTGCGACGGAATAGCGGCAATATGCACCATCCACACCCCCGGCGCTGGCATTTGGTGGAATACACCGCAAATCCCGCCCCGCGCCCAATACTCGAAAGGCTCATCCGGCAGGTTGTCCGGGTTGATCCCGAAAAGCTGTTGCGACGGGTGCGCGAAGTAGGCCCGCGCCTGATCAACCCCGATCCTCATAGCCCGCCCGCCAATAGCCGCGCCTCGTGATCCGCCAACGTGGCATCCTGCATTGCGGCGCTGGCGCTTGCTGCCGTTGCCGCATCGCTCAGGCGCTTCAACAGGTCGTAACCGTGCGGGGTCAGCTTCCCATCAGGGCCGACAATCGCCATATCACGGGATGGAACCGGCGCCCTCATGCCACCACCAATTCACAGGTTGAATAAATCGGCGTATCAACCGGCGCCGTCAGGCTGATTTCAGCGCCAAAGCTGCGGAACCAACCCAGCCCCCGCAAGGTAATCCGGTGCCAATACACGCCCGTATCGCCCATATCCCTGACCCGCTCGGGGCCAAACGACACGCCATCGTGCGTTACCCGGATTCCCATGCGCGGCGCCCCTTGTTCCGGCCCGCTATCGCCAAGATACCCATAGGACAATTCCCCGAGGTATAACCCATCGTCGGAAAGATACGTTGCCGTCTCGGGATAGACCGCGCGCCCCACATGGCCGTAAAGTTCCACCATCGGCACCCGAAAAGAGGCGCTGCTGGTCATAAGCTGCGAATAAGCCCGGCGCTTCAGGAAGCCGCCGAACTCTTGCGGGATGGGCGAGAAGACCCCGATCTTGCCGTTATCGTAGCCCACCAGCCAATGCCCGGACAGTTTCACAGTCGCCTTTGCGCTCCACGGGTCAATGTGGATACCCTCGGCCCGCTCGTGCCATTCCAGCGTCGCAATGTCGTAGCACCACGCGGGGCAGTCCTGGAACGTGACGCAGATGAAGCCATGCCCGCGCGCCTCGTAGTAAAACATGCGCTGCGGAACCAGCAGGTCAATCGCGGTATTGACGCCGACCGAACTGATAGGGGCCAGCCCGCCGCCCGTCCATGCCGACACCCGCCCGTCACTCGACACCACCGCCACGCCATCAGGATAGCGGGTCAGCGCCTGAAACGACTTTAACCCGATTTCGGACTGCGAACCGACGATCAATTCCAGCGCATTGGCCCCGGCTTCACCAGTCACCCGCCAAGCCTCGTGCCCCGTCGCCTTGAAGATCAGCAGCATTTCCCGAACCTTCGTGGCCCGAATGACAGGCTCGTCGGTCGTCTCTGCACTTGCGAAATTCAGCCCCGGGAATGTCTCCGCATCGGCAAGGTCGGACCACTGGATAAGCTTGTCGCTTGCCGTGTTTGAACCGGTCAGCACCGTATAACCGCCGATGTAGGTCACGGATGAAACCGTATCCAGCACCCCCGGCGAAGGAGTGGTCAGCGTGGCCCCATCCCACACGTGATAGATGCCGCCCGCCACAATCGACACTTTGCCGTTGTCGCCGCTGATCGTCGTGTTCGGATCGTCGGGGATGGCGTCAAGGTCAGTCACCACGCCCAGCGCGGTCACGCTGAACAGCCGCCCGCCGCAGACCACATAGACAATATCCCCGACACGCTCCATGGCGCGCATCAATGGGGCTTCAAGGTCAACAAAGGCCGCGACACCCGGAACCGACCGAAGCGCGTATCCGGTGCGCCCGCCAGCCGAGACAGGCTCACGATAAAAGTTGATCAGCCGCCCCGTGTTGGCTTGCGGGTTTGTCGCATCCCGCGCCGATTGCCCTACAAATTCAACCTTTGCCATGGGTCACCTCGGCTCGTGGAACCAGATAGACCCTTCGCGGTCAAACGCCAGAGCCTCACGCAACAGCGCCTCAGACCGCGCCACCACATTCGGCGCAGCGACCGTGAAGTCATCAGACAGGCGCGCGGCAAGCCCATACACCACCGCGTCATACCATTCCGTTGGCACGTCCAGCGGCGACGTCAGCGCCATATCCTCGAACTCGCGGGTATAGGTAATCTGCAACGTCTCCCCCGCCGCAACAGCCATCACTGGCCAGACATAGAGCAAGGCTGCTTCCCGCTGCCGGTCGTAATAGAACGTTGTCGGAGTGCCCGTGCTGGTCTTGAGCGGCAGGCTGTCGTATTCGTCCCGCGTGAATTGCAACAAGGGCCGATCAACCCCGTTCTGCCGAAACCGGCAAGACAGGATTTCCAGCGGGCGCACCGGGTTCAGCGTGTAGCTTGCCGCCGTGGTCAGCGTCACCACCTGCGATGCCTTGGCGAAGACCGAATATCCCTTGTTCTGCCAGCTTTTCAGCATTCGGTTCAGCGCGCGAAGCCCATGCGCGGATTGATCCGCCGTCATTTCCTCGTCCATCGCCGCAACGCCGATCTTGCGCAGGGCATCGCCGATGATGGAACGCGCCGTTTCTGTCGAAGTCGTGCCCATTACAAATCATCCGGCGTTACAGGGGTTCCAGTCTCAACCGTAATATCCGGCCCGTCCGTCGCGGGGCGGGACCACGGCGGCGCCATGTTGTCAGCCTTGCCTCGCACATAGTCTTGCGTATTGCGGGTTTCAAAGCAACCGCTGCACACCATTAGACCCGTCCATTCCCGGCGCAGGGCGCTGGATTTCAGCCGCGCCCCGCATCGGTCACAGACAACCTTCCATTGCCCGGGTGCCCAATGGCTCATACCTGCTCCCGCACCATGATCAGCACATTGACCGAACTGCCCGACCCGCCCGTCAAAACCGGCTTAATGTAAAGCACCGGGTCACGCACCGATGCCATCCCCGCCGAAGTCACGGCAAGAGCGGTGTTGGCGTGCGATGCCAGCGCCCCATAGGTCACGCCGTCAAGCGAACCATGGATAGCAACAGACGTCCCGCCGAAGGTGCCATCAACCTGCACCATGACCGCATACGCCGCCCGCTCGATCTTGACGGGCAGCGCAGCATCGGAGTTGCCGATGCTGGCCCATTTGTAGACCTGATAGAATGGCCCCTTGTCGGGCTTGGTGAACGCAATATCCGCCATGATCAGGCCGCCTTGGTCGCGGCGAAGCTGACCACAATCGTCCCGTTGAACGCCTGCGCCGTGGCGTGCTTGTTGATCACCTCAATCACCAGCGAAGACGCGCCGGGCGTCACCTTGCCGATCATCGGGGTGCCTTGGGTGTTGGTGCCGTTCGCCACACTCGCCATCGCCAGATCAGCCGCCGCAATGGCGCTGTTGGTGATGGTCAGGGTATAGATGGCATTCTGCGCCGTGGTGAGGCTTTCCGAAGTGATCTTGCCCCGCAGCTTATTCAGCGTTGCCGCGCCACCGGTTGCAGTCGCCGCGCCGACCGGGGCAGTCACGCCGCCCGTTGCCGTCACGACCCCGTCAACCGTAAGTGCGCCGGTCACGCGCATGTCGTTTTTGAAGGTAGTCCGCGCCATGTCATTGCTCCTGTCTTGGCGTTGTCGGGCTGTTGCCCGTCAGAAGAAGAACGGGGCGACCTGCGCCGCCCCGTCAGTATCAGGCCCCGTAGGTGCCGAAGATGCCGCGCCAGTCGGCCCAGCCGCAGGCGTAACGCTCGGTTGCGCTCATGCAGGCGTTCTTCGTGTCGAAGTCGTTGTCCTGATCCAGAGTGACGGCCCGGCGCTGTTGGCTGATCAGGCTGTCGTCGGCATCGGTGCGCACAAACCACGCGTCGGTGTCGGTCAGGTAGTCCCAAACGATCACGCCGCCCGGCAGCAGACCCAGATCACGAACCGCGTTGGTGTCGTTGTTCGCGGTGCCACTCTGGTTGGTCGAAGACACCACGCGGTGCGCATCAAACAGCAGTTGCGGCGGGACAACCAGCTTCACGCCGCGAAGCTGAATGCGAAGGCCACGGCTGTCTTTGGCAAGCCGGATATTCGTCAGCATGTCCTCAAGGGAAGCCTCCGAAAAGTCAGCCTGCGCCGCCAGCGTGTTCGACTGCAACCCGTCAATCGTCGGGTGCGAAGCCGAGATCAGCGAAACACCGTCGCCGCCCGCATAGTTGCTGTCAAACGCGCGGTTCAGCACGTTGGCGTGAACCACTTCCTTCGTCTGGCGCAAGGAACGCGCCAGCTTCTTGGATTTGGACCGGGCCACGCTTTCATACTGATTGTCCTCGATGGCCTCCTGCGACACCTTGGCGCCAAGGCCATAGGTGACGTTGGTGATCCGCGAGGTAAAGCCCTGCGCGTCGGTGTCATAGCTGATACCCGACGCTTCCGGCTTGCGCGGCGCCAGACCGAACCCGGTTTCCTCGACGTATTCTTCAAACGCCTTGTCCGAAGACATCTTGTCGAAGACCTTCATCGCAACGAGTTCTTTTTCAGCGTAGGTCTTGCCGAAGAACGCTTTCACACCGGGCCAGAGGGCTTTGGGGTGTGATCCAGTGGTAATGATAGCCATCTATCACACTCCTCAGATGCCGATGGCGCCAAGCGCCTCGGTGTGTTGGTTGATCCGAACTTCCACGACGGTCCAGTTCGACCCAAGTTCATTCCGCCCTTCCATGTCCGCAACGCGCAGGATGGTCAGTTGGTTTGAAGCGTCGGTGTCGGGCGCATCGGACGAGGTGTCCAGTTCCACGCCAGACAGGCCCGTGGTCGTGCTGCCCGCATTGGTGAAAATCAGGTTGGCGTTCATGCCCACCTGTGCCACCGCGATTGCGCCATCCGCCTGAATTTGGAAAATCAGGTCCGGGTCATCCGCGACAAACGCAACGCGCTC